AACACAGCGTTGTGACGTCGATATCCTGTTTCTGGCCACCAGTGAATTGCACCTCTTTAATGGTGCACTGCAAATCCAGATACGTTGCTGAACCGACCGTTTCTGGCGTTGCCGGGGCAGAAGTGATCTGAATCTTCGTGCCCTGTGATTTTTCATAAAGTGAGGACATAACTGTCTCCTGAAAATAGAAAACCTGCCGAAGCGGGTCTGTGAGTTAATGGATGTGTCAGGCGATTACCTGAAATTCCAGCGTTGACCGGTAATACCGGGACTCTGGTTCATAACTGGGTGTTTTGCTTATGTTGGTAGGATTAAGTGGTTTAACTGCCTGTAATGCCATATCCCGGATTATGCGTGCCTCGCTGATCGTCAAGGCATACACGTCAACCTGAACAGAAACGTTAGATTCCGCCTGTCCACACAGAACATCATCGGTCACATCAGAAATAAGTGAAAAAATTACCCACGGTGGAGAAATTGAAGGCTGACCGTCACTACCCAGCGGAGCAACGTAAGGGTAAACCTGCCCACCTGCCAGCGGCGCCAGCATCGAGTAGAGATCGTCTTCCGTCATTTGCTTAATACCTCGTCAATCGCCTGGTTCATACGCCTGATCGCGACCTCCGTCGCCTGCTCCAGGCGAACATCGAACGCGGGGCGAACAAACGGATGAGGCGGCATATTTACAGACCCCATCTCAACAAACCGCCAGTAAAACGCATTTCGCGGATCGCTGGCTTTCATGGTGTTGTCGCTATTACCGGTTCGCATGTTGCGACCACGGATATGTACGCCGGAAGTAATTTCACCGCGGCGTCGTGAGCGCTGAGTCAAAACGACCACGTTTTTCTTCAGTTTTCCGGTTCTCTCAGGAGCGCGTGCGATCACTTCTTCCTTAAGCACTTCTGCCCCGGCGCGTGTGGAATCACGCAAAACCTTGTTATTTTCAGCGCGGCTAAGTAACTCCAGGTCTTTTGCTATATCATTCAACCCGGAAAAGTCGAGGCTCGTTTCAATCATTTTTCTGCCCCCTGCTTGCATAAAATTTCGAGCTGAACACCGCGAGAATCAGAAATCGGTGGGCCAATGATATTCAAAATGGCACCCTTGAACGGTCCAGTGATAACCCTGAGTCTGGACGCAGCAGTTATATCGTTACGAAATCGTGTCCAAACCCTGATAGTGGCTACAGCGGTTTCAGCACCGGCCGCTACAATTTCACGGCCACTGATGCCTTTGACTTCTGCCCATGTACTCGCACCGTCATGCCACGTTTCAACAGGCTGACCAGAAGGATCTCTGGATGTTGTGATGTTCTGAACTACCACCCTGTCTCTCAGTCTTCCGGCCTGCATAAAATCCTCCTACACACCGTAAATTCGGTATGGCTGAAGCAGGGCTTCAACTGCAAACGGGACATCTGTAGCGGTCTGACCGACGGCCACTGATTCTCTGTTGGCATACCAGTGACCTATCAGCAGTAACATGGCCGCCTTAACATCATCATTGAGGAGAATCTGGTCAGGATCTTCTGCGTAGCCTGGGCTGCTTTCATTTTCATAGAGCGTGCGGCGCGTCCATGTCTGGACATACCGGGCTGCCGCACCTGAGTAAATCTCCAGCAGAGCATCATCACCCGTAAAATCGGTATCAATGCGACAATGCTGTTTCACCACAACAAGCTCAAGCATCACTTTCTCGCCTTTTTGTCTGCTTTTGTCTCCGGCTGTTCCGGCTGTTCCGGCTGTTCCGGCTGTTCCGGCTGTTCCGGCTGTTCCGGCTGTTCCGGCTGCGCAGAATTATCGACCTCAATCAGATGTGCATATCCTTTATTAATCAGTTCGCGTCCGTGCTGCTCAATGGTTTCGAATACCGAGCCTTCGGTAACCACGTCGCCGTTTATGTACAGCGGCTTTTGTGCAATTATTTTCATAGCTCACTCCCATAAAAAAGCGGCCCGCAGGCCGCAGCAGGTTTTATGCGCCAGCAGGTGCCGGGACAGTGAAGGAACCATAGATGAATGCTTCCGGACGTTTGACTGCCAGTGCCAGACGCTCTTCACAACGAATTGAGATCATGTTTTTCTCAAAATCGTCGGCGTTTTCAGTGGAAATAACCACATTGGCATCCTCACGATCAAAAATCTGCGCACCAGCGTTAAATGCGCCTGTCAGGAACTTGCCCTTAAATGCCGCAGCTTCGGTCGCCACCACCGGAAGCCCCCACAATGTCGGGCCAGTCAGACCTGATGGATTGGCAAGGATATAACGCCCAAGCGTGTCTTTAGTGAGTTCGATTTTTGCCCAGTCGATAAAGTGCAGAACATGCCCTGACGCCGGGAAGCGCGCCAGTTGCGCCTGCAGCATTGCCAGGCGCAGGTCATCAATGCCGTTTTGCTGTTCAACCCTGAATTCTGCACTGAAGGCCGAAGCCTGCGGAACGATACCGTGCAGATGAACGCCGGTACCGTCACCAAACAGGATTTCCTGCTCTTCAACATATTTCAGGCCGTAACGCATTTCGGCATCAACAGTGGACTGTAACTGTGCGAAGTCATCCAGAATCTGCTTGGATGCTTTGAACATATGCGCGACGGTGGTCACCGGGGTGATTTTCGTGGCGAATGCAATATCGCTGTATGGTTTCTGCGTGTTTTCAGGTACCACAGCGGCTTTATTGGTAAAGCCCGTCTGCTGAACCCAGAAGATTGCCGGGGATGATGTGCGGCCAGGTGCAATCAGATCACGTATAAACAGGCGTTGTTTGGGGGTAGTATCAATACCCGGCAGGCGCTGAGGCTCTACCACACCTTCAGCGACACCGGAGGAGATAAGTGCAGCGTTTACCGGGATGCTGACGCGTTTCCCTCCTTCCACGCTGGCGGAAAATGTTTTAAGAGCTTCCGCAGAAATGACCTGTTGGCCAACCGTCTCAACAATATGTTTTGCATTGGCCAGCGGCATCTGCGCAACATGCTGCTCAAGTTCCCCTATTGCCGCCTTCAGCGTTTTTTCAGCTTCACGCAGGGCGTTAAATTCAGACGCCATCTTGTCAACGGCAGCCTTTGTTTCTTCTGACAGCCTGCCTGACTTCTGCGCCTCTTTGAGTGCGTCTTCTGCTTTCGCGTTGAATTTGCCGGTTGCCTCTTCAATGCTGGCGGTGACTTTTTTCAGAATTTCATTTATTTCAGACATAAAAGGTCCTTATCTGACTAACGCAGCGAGGGCGTTTTCAAGAGAATTGATGATTTCAGGTTTGATTTCTTCGGCAGCGCCCGGCGTGCCGTCGTGGTTGGTGGCAGCGCCAGACATGCCACCGGACAGGGCTTTAATCAGTTTCCGGCGTTCAGAGCGCGGAGTGTTCGACTTTGCCAGCAACGCATCGAGCTTACGCAACGCTGCAGCAGGAGTTTCGTCACCGTCACTTACGGCATCAGCAGAAAGAAGGCTGTCGGCCAGACCTTTCTCCACGGCATCGCTACCGCCGATGTAGCTTTCGGCATCCATCAGTTTTTGCACTGTGGCCATATCAAGCCCGGAGCGTGCGGCGTAAATGTCAGCCATTGCGTTATCAAACGGTTCGAGAGAGGCAGATAATTCAGCAAAGTCATGCCGGTTACCCATTGCCACCACCCAGCAGTTGTGGATCATCAGGAAGGCCCCACGACCAATCTGAATATCATCTCCGGCCATCGCGATAACAGAGGCGGCGCTGGCGGCAATGCCCAGCACCTTGACCGTAACTTTCCCCTGGTATTCACGCAGCAGGTTGTAGATGGCCAGTCCTTCGAACATGTCGCCGCCCGGAGAGTTAATATTCACCGTGACGTCAGCGCCATTCATCACCCGAAGCGCACCGGCAATGCGTTTCGCCGTCACCCCTTCGCCCCAGTAGTCCTGCCCGATAACATCAAAAACAGAAATGCTGTTATCGTCGGTGGCCGCAGCTTTGATCCCGCCGTTCCAGCGGTCCAGTGCGGAAGGAAGTGTTTCACAGGTAACGCGCGCACAGGGGCGCCCCGCCGGCGCTGCCGGAAGTTGTTTCTTGCTCATAAGGAAAGTGCTCCTAAGCGGCCTGTTTCAGCGGAGATTGTTCGTAAGGAATATCGGGGAATACGTGGTTATGCAGCTCTCTGACAGCGAGCGCCTGAACTGCAGGGTTGACGCTTTCGAGGTTTTTCAGCTGCGTCAGGTTGAGTTGAACGGTGTAAATGTCCCCCCCTTCAATCGGCGGCATATTTTCCAGACGGCGAACATCGTTTCGCGACATCCAGCCATTCTGAAGCGCGCTGGTATAGTAAGCCGCACGGCCAGCGCTGTCAGCGCGCAGCAGTCCTTCAACGGAGAACTCCGCGAACACGTCATCATCGCTATCGAGCAGGCACCGGCCAATTTCCTGTTCAATATTCACCAGCAGCGGTCGAAGAGTGTGCGTCAGGAACTGGAGGTTCATCCCTTCAAGACTGGATGCCCAGCTACTTTGTTTAGTGGTATGACCGACCATGAAAGGAGGAACGCGAAACCAGCGGCAAATTTCCTCGATACTGAAGGAACGGCTTTCCAGCAATTGTGCCGCCTCCGGATTCATGGTGACATTCTGGTATGTGAGTTCATTTTCCAGCACCATCAGTTTTCCGGCATTTTTTGAACCGATAAAAGACTGAAGGTTTTGCCTCAGACGATCACGCTGCTCTTTGGTCAGCGCATTTTTTGAAGAAAGAAACCCTGTACTCTGAAGGCCATTTTCAAAGATTTTTGCCGCGGCTTCATCCACCGACATTGCCGCACCAAAGACATCGATGCCCGTCATCGCAGGCATCATGCCACATACTCCATCCAGACCGAATCCACGAATATGCATAATCCGGTTTACAGGTATAATTCTCTGTTTTCCGTTCTCAGTATATGAGTACTGCAATTGCCCACTATCCAGTCGTTTTACTACCATGTTCTGTGGTAACAGCGGAACCAGTGATACCAGTTTTCTGCCGATAAACAGTTTTTCAACAAATGCATTTCCCCGCAGACAGATACTGGCGACCACCATCAGCATAAAACGTGACGGCGTCATTTCAGGATTGGGGCGCCGGCAAAGCACCTGGTAAGCAGGATTATCAGAAGCCAGTTTTCGGGAGCCATCAGCCTGCCGCTCGTAGATTTTCAGCGGTAACGTGGAAACCGATTCACTCAACAGCCTGACACAGGCCCATACAGCAGACAGGCGGATAATCTTATCAGCAGTCACAACTTTTCCACTGCTGCTGGTTCCGAACCACTCGCGCCAGAACTCGCCGTTAGTCAGGCTGACTGGGACGCCCAGCCAGTTTAAAAGGGCGCTTTTTATTCGCCCGGGGTGTTTATTATTCGCCATCAGATACCCACTATGATTGGATCATCAAAGAAACCATCAACATCGCCATCATCAGTGACATCCTCTTCTGATGCACCTATTGCCATAGCGGAAGCCACCACGCCATCAATACGTCCGGTACTTTTTTTCTTGGCAAAAATGCGGTTTTCTTTCTGATCGGCTTCGGTTACTGCGGAAGCTGCATTCCAGCGCAGGCAGGGATTAGTTTTAATAACGACTGCGCCATCATCCAGCATCTGCTCAAATAGCTCGATAGAATGCGGCATCCACAGACCAGAATCTTTTGCCTTGTAGTAGCCCTGCCCATGCGGGATCAGCGGCACTGATACTGAGGCTTCGTCCAGTTCCGGCTCAAGGTATTTAATACGGTACTGGTCGAAGGCAATGGCCTTGATGTCGAACTGCATTGCAAGATCTGCGATACGTTCAGCAACAAAACCATACTTCACGGCTTTACCTGGTGTGGTGTGGATGTATCCGTCCCGTTCCCATGCGTCATATGGAACCCGGTCTGTTTTCGCCCGGTCTGTCAGAGTGTCTTTTGGTGTCCAGAACTCCACCAGCAGCTTTCTTTTTTTAGGGAAAAAAAGCGCCAGAGACGTAAGGTCGCGAGTTCCTGAAAGGTCCAGGCCGCCATAACATTCTTCTCCCTGCAGCTCCTGCAGGTCAAAGTCCTCTTCGCACCCCATCCACACATCGCTACTCATCCATGGGTTATCGGCATCCACCCACTGACAGAAGTTTAACCGCCGAACAATGCTTTCCTTCGACGGCATCCCCCGAGCCTGAGTAACCTGCTCACGCAGGTACCGATCGGTAAAAGTATGACCAAGAGAGGGGTTTGCTTTTTTCCA